GTTCGAACTCAATGACCGGCTGGCGGTCAAGGGCTGCGAGGCGATCAGCAAGAGCGCCTTCAACCGCAAGGCCATGCGCATCGCCGCCTATTCGCGGCGGATCAGCGAGAGCCGCGCGCTGTTCGAAGGCATCGCGCCGCAGTTCACGCCGGAAAAAGTGGACGAAACCAACATCGTCATCGGCGAGATGATCAAGGTGCTGATCGCCGAAATGCTCGACGCTGACGCCGGCGCCTTCGCGCCCAAGGATGCGATGAATCTGGCGCAGGCCTATGTGAAGGCGATCCAGGGCCAGGCGATTTCTTCCGAGCGCAAGCGCAGGCTGGCGGCCGAATTCTCGGCCAAGATCGGCGAGGCGGCAAAGACGGTCGAAAAGGCCAAGGGCATCACCGCCGGAACCCGCCAGAAGATCATGGAGCAACTCGGCGTCATCCAGAAGGCGATTTGAACACACAACCCGAAAGGACATCCTATGACAACCATGCGCGCAAAACTGCAAGTCGGAATGGTTCAAGAGCACAATTGGGGGCCGGATGGCGCAAAGTCGGGAGAAACCCTGACGATGCATGCTGTTGCCAAGCCCACTTACGCCGATTCAGAGTTCGATGAGGACAACACGTTCGCCCGAATGTCGCCGGGCGCGTCCCTGACGATCAACATCGCGAACCCGGACCTCTGGGGCAAATTCGCCCACGGCGATAAGTTCTACGTCGATTTCACGCCGGCAAAATAAGGCGATTCGATGGGCGCGCTCGTCACCGAAAAGGACATTGTCGCGGCGCGCGCCATCACGGAAGCCGAATGGAAAAAGCTGCGCGTCGAGAGCCTGGCGTCGGGCCCTGGCTTCGATCCGGACGCATCGCTCGACAAAATCCTGCTGCCCTATCAGCAGAAGCTGCTTCAGACCGTTGCCGCCTTTGACGTCACTGTCATCGAGAAATCGCGCCGCACGGGCGCCACCTGGGGCGTCGCGGCATATGCGGCGCTGCTGTCGGCGTCGCAGCGGTCCGAGGGCGGCATGGACTCGCTCTACATCGGCTATAATTTGGACATGGCGCGCGAGTTCATCGACTGCTGCGGCATGTGGGCGCTGGCCTTCAACGACGCCATCACCGACGCCGGCATTGCCGAATTCATGTTCGACGACGGGCCGGACCCGGAAAAGCACATCAAGGCCTTTCGCATCCGCCTGGCCTCGGGATTCGAGATCATCGCGCTGGCGTCGAAACCGCGCTCTCTTCGTGGCTTTCAGGGCTTCGTCATCATCGACGAGGCGGCCTTCCATGACGATCTCGAAAACCTGATGGCGGCCGCGCTGGCGCTGCTGATCTGGGGCGGAAAGATTCTCGTCATCTCGACCCATAACGGCACGGACAATTACTACAACACCCTGGTTAAGATGGCGCGCTCCGGCGAGCGCGGCTATGGCTTCGCGCGCTTCGACTTCGACGATGCGCTCAAGGATGGGCTCTATCAGCGGGTCTGCAAGCGCACCGGCAAGACCTGGACCCTTGATGCGGAGGCGGCGTGGCGCGCGGCGATCATCAAGCAATATGGCGCCGGCGCCGATCAGGAATTGTTTTGCATCCCGTCCGAGGGCACGGGCTCCTGGCTGTCGGCGGCGCTGATCGAGGCGCGGGCAAAGCAGGGAATCCCGGTCAAGCGGCTGACCGTTCCGGCCGGTTTCACGTTCTGGAAGGATCATCTGCGGCGCCAGTTCATCGACGACTGGTGCGAGCGCGAGCTGCTGCCGGTGCTGCGCGCGCTCGATCCGGCGCTGACGCATTTCATGGGCGGCGACTATGGCCGCATCTCCGATCTGACCGTGCTGTGGATTCTCGCGATCACCCGCACCTTGCGCCGCGCGACGCCTTTCGTGGTCGAAATGCGCGGCGTGCCCTTCGACTGCCAGAAGCAGGTGCAGGATTATATCTTCGAGCGGCTGCCGCGTTTCGGCGCTTTCAAGGGCGACGCCACGGGCCTCGGCTTCGCGCTGGCGGAAGCCGCGCAGCAGAAGCTGGGCGAGCTGCGCGCCGAGGCCGTCATGCTCAACGTGCCCTGGTATCGCGAGAATTCCGAGCCGGTCAAAACCGCCTTCGAAGACGACATGATCGAGATCCCGGCGGACGCGGAAATCTGCTCGGACCTTCGCCTCGTCCAGATCAAGGGCGGCGTCCCCTTCATGCCGGCGTTGAAATCCGGCGAGAAGAAGGACCGCCACGGCGACGCGGCGGTGGCCTTGATGCTGGCCTGGGCGGCGACGCGGGCGCTGATCATGGCTTACGATTACGAGAGCGTCGCCACCTTGCGCGAGGGCCGGCGCGGCGAAGACGACGCCGACGCCGAAGACATGAACCTGCCGCAGGAAGGGCTCTATTGATGGCCAATAACAGAGACCTTGTTCCGGAAGAAGACCTGACCGGCATGCACGGGCCGAGCCCGATCCTCGGACCGGACGGCCTTCCGGCGCGGCGGCAATTGTCGCTCCAGGAAAAGCGCGAGCTGGCCGAAGAGATCGCGCATCCGGAGCTGATCGGCACGCGCGTGTTCTGGGACCAGTCGGTCGCCTCCGGCCTGACGCCGCAGCGCCTCGCCACGCTGCTGCGCGGCTCGATCCGGGGCGACATCCGCTTTTATCTCGAACTCGCGGAGGAGATGGAGGAGCGCGACCCGCATTATTTTTCCGTGCTCGGCACCCGCAAGCGCGCGCTGACCCAGATCAAGCCCTCGGTCGAGCCGGCGTCGAAAAGCGCGCAGGATACGGCGATCGCCGCCGAGGTCGAGGCGCTGTCCTCCGAGCCGATCTTCCGCGACATGCTGCGCGATCTCGTCGACGCCTTCGGAAAAGGTTTTTCCTGCGTCGAAATTCTGTGGGCCGAGCGCGCCGGCAAATGGGTTCCGGGCGGCTATATCTGGCGCGACCCGAAATATTTCACCTTCGACTATATTTCCCGCTCCGAGCTGCGGCTCGCCGACCTGGCCACCATCGACGGCTTGCCGCTGCCGCCGGCGAAATTCATCCGCCATCTGCCGAAGCTGAAAAGCGGCATTCCCATCCGCGCCGGCCTCGCCCGCTTCGTCGCGTGGAGCTATTGCTTCAAGAATTTCTCGATCAAGGATTGGGCGTCGTTCCTCGACGTGTTCGGCATGCCGATCCGCGTCGGCAAATATCATCCCTCGGCGACGCCGGAGGAGCGCCGGAAGCTGTTGCAGGCGGTGGCGTCGATCGCGGTCGACGCGGCGGCGATCATCCCCGAAAGCATGATGATCGAATTCAACGAGGCCAAGTCGACGGGCCAGGTCACCTTCGAGGGCATGGCGCGTTATTGCGACGAGCAGATCTCGAAGGCCGTCATCGGCCAGACCATGACGACGGACGGCCACGCCGGCGGCCTCGCCCAGGCGAAGGTGCACAACCAGGTCCGCATCGACATCATGGACGACGACGCCGACCAGCTGTCGGCGACGATCAACCGGGACCTGGTCGAATGGTATGTCCGGCTCAATTACGGCGACACGGTCAAGCCGCCGCGCCTGGTGTTCCCGGTGGCTCAGCCGGAGGATATCGCGGTGCTGGCCGACGCGCTCGGCGTGCTGGTGCCGCTCGGCCTCAAGGTCAGCCAGCAGCATGTGCGCGAAAAGATCGGCGTGCGCGAGCCGATGGAGGGCGAGGAATGCCTGACGCCGCCCGTCGCGGCGGCGCCGAAGGACCCGAACGTGATCAATGACGCGTCGAAGTCGGCGCTGAACCGGCAGCATAGCCCGTCGAAAGACGGGCGTCTCTCGACGCCCTATGCGCCGGGCTGTCCGTGCGGCTGCGGCAAGGGGCTGGCGCTCAACGCCGAGGAGATCGAGACGGAGCCGGACGTCATCGACGAGATCGGCGCCGACGAGGCGGCCGAATGGGAGCCGCAGCTGTCGCCGCTGGTCGAGGCGATTGTCGACGCGGCGGCGAAGGCGTCGAGCTTCGAGGAGTTTTCCGCCGCGCTCGATGCGCTCGCCGCCGATCTCGACGTCGACCCGCTGGCGAAAAGGCTGGCGGCCTCGGCGATGAAGGCGCGCGGCTTCGGCAATGGCTCCGGACCGAATGGCCGGCTCGGGAGCGCCGGCGCGGTTGGCGCACGCCAGAGCGAAGGCTAACAAATGGCTGAAGCAAAAGCCTCCGACCTGTTCAAGAAGCCGCCGGAAGAGGTGCTGCGCTATTTCGACGCCAAGGGCGTCAAGCCGAGCTTCGACTGGCGCGACGTCGGTTTCGAGGAACACGCCCACGCCTTCACCGTCGCCAAGTCCACCGGCTACGACATTCTCGGCGACGTCAAGGCGGCGGTCTCGAAGGCCATTCATGAGCGCCAGGATTTTGACGTCTTCCGCAAGGAGCTGGAGCCGATCCTCCGCGCCAAGGGCTGGTGGGGCAAAAAGGAAGAGATTGATCCACTCACCGGCGAAAAGAAGATGGTCCAGCTCGGCTCGGTGCGCCGGCTGAAAACCATCTATTGGGCCAATGTCAATTCGGCCTATGCGGCCGGCGAGTGGGAGCGCATCCAGAGCGCCAAGCGCGTCTTGCCCTTTCTCGAATATCTGATCTCGACGGCCGTCCACAAGCGCATGGAGCATCTCGCCTGGGTCGGGACCATCCTGCCGGTCGACCATGAATGGTGGGATACGCATTATCCGCCCTCGGCCTGGCTATGCCAGTGCCGCGTCCGCCAGATCTCCGACGCCGAGGCCGCGCGGCGCGGCTATGACGCCGACAATCCCGAAGAGCCGGAAAGCTTCGGCGTGCAGGATTACGTCAACAAGCGCACCGGCGAGGTTTCCCGCGTGCCCGTCGGGATCGATCCCGGCTGGGCCAATAATCCGGGCAAGACGCGGATGACGACGGCGGCGGACTTTCTGGTCGGCAAGCTCGACGCCATGGATGATGACATGCGGAGGATCGCCGTGACGGACCTGTCGCACTCCTGGCTGATGCGGATGATCCAGTCGGGCGAAATCAAGTATGATCTCAACAGCGCCGACGCGGCCAATCTCGCGCGCGGCCAGATCGCCGTCCCCTTCGCCGCTCTCGCCGCCGAAACGGTCAAGGATCTGGGACTGTCCTCGGGCGTCGTGTCGCTGTCGGTCCGCGACGCCGGCGAGATCGGCGCGACGACAAAAGCGTATGGCGAAGTCCAGCGGATGATCGAGACCGGCGCATTTTCGCGCGACGGCGATCTCGTCACGCTGACCAGCCCCGGA